CCGAGCCGAGCCGTAGACCTGAGCCGAGCCGGACAAATTGCTATCTGTCCCCTCTTGCAGGTTATCACAATCAACCACAGCTCTATCGTGAATAATAACTTGGTCTTTGATTACTCCGTTATGCACGACAGCGAATACTCCGACCCATACGGTATCTTCTACCTGTGCTTTTTCGCTCACCCAGCCACCTCCGTTTTTATGGCGGTGATATTTAACTCCGTCAATAGTCATTGTTTGTGTTAAAAACTCATCTGTTAAGTCTGCTTTGTAGCCCCAGCCAGGGCAGGCATATTCTTTTTTCGTTGGTTCGCTTTCGGCTTCACTAATCCATTTTTTCACTTGGTCTAAATTGTTTAGGACATCTTGTTTATTCATATTATTTGGTTAAGGTAACTTGGTTTCTGTTCATAATGTCCTCATAGACTTCCAGCTTGCCTGCTTTGATTTCGGCTAATCTTAATTTTTCGACAATTTCAGCAGGTATGTTTTCAACCTCAACGATTTTTTCTTTTTCTACGGTTGTTGCTTCAATTTCAAGCTCTAGGAATGAGCCGAGAATATTCAGTGCATTCAAAAGTTCTTGTAGTTTACGCGTATCTGAAATATAAAACGTATCAGCACTGACGTGATTCCAATTACATATTTCAGCGCGATTGTCCCCTACAAAGTATTTAATTCCACCGTCGTCTTTTAGTATCGCTCGCAAATTAGGAGCAATTTCTTTTTCCTGATTTATCTCCCCAATCAGGTCTTTGATTTGTTCTCGTGTTTTCATATTTGACAATTAGTTAATTATTGGTTATACTTCTCCTCACATTCCACACCTTTAAACACTTAGCGAATAAAAGCTAGACTGGTTGGAAGCGAGGGCGATTACGGCTTAGGCTGTTCCGCCCCTTTTTGTTTAGAAAATCTTACCCTTTAACATTCTGTCGATAATCTCATCGAAGAAAGCCTGTAAGCTAGGTGAGGGTAGTTTGCCGTCAGCAAAGGCTCGTGCGATTGACGCTTTGAGCATTGCCCATTGTTTGTCGTCCTTAATCAGTAATCTGTATTTGTTCATATTCATTCGTTAATTCGTCTAGGTTTTTTAATAAGTAATTCATAAATGGCTCATACTCAATGCCCTTTGCAAAGATTGCTTGGCGCAACTTTTGCGATTGACTGCCTTTCTTTTTTCCCCTGATGACTTCGTCGCCTTTTATGAGGATTATTTCATCTACGAATGAAGCCTTAAATGTCTTGTTATAAGAGCCGTCTTGTTTTGAGCTTTCCAGCATTGAGTGTGTCGCTATCACACCCGTAAATTGATACTCGGTGTCAATCTCCAATGGGTAGGGAATGTTGACCTTGCCCGTCGTTGCTAGGTAGTAGTCTGTACTCCCAGATAGTTTTTGCGTGTCGTCTTGATTCAATGTCATATCCTTTTTGTTTTAAGTCGTATATTCGAGCACCTACTCTTGAAAGTCCCAAATGGCTTGACCCATACACCTTGTCTGCTATCTCTACTGTTGTATGCCAATCTCCGTCTTCGAGTAACATCAGTAGTCTTTCTGTTTGGGTGAGCTGTCCTCCGAGAGCAATAACTGCATCGAGCAAGTCCATTTCTGCCAATTCGTCAGAGCCTTCAGGTGGGGCAGGTGGTCTTGTTTCAGGGCTTGGGCTATCTTCGCTTTCGCCAGTAACTCCCTCTCCACTTCCGAGATTATTATCGGGAGCATCACTTTTAATTTGATTGAGTATAAAGTCATATTGAGCTTGTGTTATTTCTCGCCTCAAAAGCATTGGGAAGTATTTATGGATGACTTCTTCTTTTGGCATTTTTATAAGCTGGGCAAGTTGGTCTTTCCGCATAAGATTCTTTGAAGTCAAACTTCGCTGTTTTTTTGTGGTCTATGCCGAGTTCTTTACTTAACCCGCAGATTGTCCACCACCTATGATAAACAAGGAAATGTACCATTTTGGCTTCTTCGGATACTGGGTGAGAAAAACAACCGCCGTAACCGTTATTTCTAGCTCTTGCCAGTTGGTTAATCATCGAGGGCGTGAAGTTCAGATTCATATAAGAGATTGATAGTGTGAGTTCATTTCCTCTAACTCATCTATTGTAAACTTCTTTGTTTCATTCTTTCGACGATTGAGGTCTTTCAAGATTTCATTTCCGTACTTTCTCTGTAGTGATAGGGCGTACTCGTCCATATTACCGTCTTGAAAGCGATTACATTTCTTGCATTGAGCGTGAACATTTTGTTCATCAAATCTTGTGGCTAGGTGTCTGCGTGAGATGTAATGTCCTGCGTCCATTTCTTGCCATTCGTACTTGCGAGCGCAAGATATACATTGAACATACCCTTTATTATCAGCTTCCCTTTTTCTGATATATGTAGAAAATATTTTGTCTAATTTTTTTATCAGGGTACGGACAGTCTTTTCAGCTTTTTTCTTGGTCATCTTCATAGGTAGTAAATCGGGATTCCATACTCTTGCGAGGCTCGTGTGCGAGCTTCATCGGCAGAGTTGCCGACACGATTCATCAGCCATTTCATTCTCATTCTTGCTCGCTGAACCTTTGATGTAGGCTTGCCCTTGTTATCGGGTAGATTCTTATTAGCAATAGCACTACATCTCTTTGAGCAGTAGAGGTTTTTACAGGGTGTGTTGCAGTGGAGGCAGTTCATATTTAGAAAAATGGGACTTCATCAGTATTTATAGGGTTTTGTGAGTTTAATTTCTGTTCAGGCTTTTTCCATTCGTTTACGGAGGCATACCACTTTCCTGTTTTGGCTACTTTAATATCCAAATTAATCCACTCTTCTGTTTGGGTAGTGAGCCAAGCTATCAGGGCTTCACGCTTGATTGAGATTGCGCCTTTAACGAACTCTGGGGCTTTTGGATGAGGGGCTTTGATGATTAAGCCGTCAACAAATTTGTTTTCCATATTATTTTCCGTCGGAGTCTTCCGCCTCCATTAAGAATAGTGATTGAAGTGCATAGCGTCTGTAATAGGTTATCACCGCTCCCATTTTCTGCGGGTCTGTGAAAGTCGTCTGTACACCTTTGGCGTCGGTGCTTGTGATTTTATTTGTAGGTAGTGGGGTGGTAAACTCCAATCTTTCATCGCCGGACATAAGAATGGTGGTAAGGGCAGGTACTCCGTCAATATGCGTTAGCGGTTGGGTTACGACCAATCCGTGTTCCTTTAACAATGGTTTCAATTTGTCTAGGATTTGGTTGATGTCGAAGTACTTATAATTGTACCCTTGCTTATCTCGGCTCATCGCCTCCATTTTGAGTTGAACCATCATCAGTCTTTGAGCGAGGTTCATAGCTTTAATGTCGTTCATATTATCTAATGGTTAGTTTTTCCAACTGTTCTCGTGTTCCTTTGAACTGTGGCATTTCCTCTATAAATCCTATCGAGTTATTGTGTTGCTCGCAGTCTGTAAAATACTCGACTGTATAAGATGTTTTGATATAGCTCATACACATAGCACACACTCGGATTACTTCTGGTTCTTTGTCCATATTATTTCTTTAATGTTTTATATCCTAATCCGCCTAAACGGTTTTTTAATTCTGTTAAATACTTCTCATCCCATTCTGCCTCATATTTATCCGCAAGTCCGATTAACTCTTGCACGTCCCAATTCTCAAGATTCGTGAAAGCCCATTTTTCAAAGTTGGCTGTCCCAGCAGGGAATAATCTGTGAGTCTTGAGGCGGTAGGTGAGATAGTTTGTCTGCTTTCGGGTTATCATATTGAGATTGCTAGGTAGATGAACAGGGGAATATAGACACTCATTGCAATTATGTAGAATCGTTGATCTGCCTTGTCAGCTTTTTCTTCTGCCTGCTTATCTAGGTAGAATTGTGAATGTTGTGATTGGTACATATTATAGTTGTGGGGCAAGGTCAGGGTCGCAGAGCGAGCAACCAGAACATATATCTTGGTGAGCGTCCCAGCTAGGCTTGAGGTCAGGTGTCAATCCTCTGGCTTCGCATTCTTCGTCCCACGCTGTTTTGGTAGGTTCTTGAAAGTTATACATATTTCGTCGCTTAATTATTAGGTCAATATTGCCTTTGGTGGCGGAGGAGTCAGATTGCTCCGAGTCCTCCGTTCCTTGGGTTCGTCGTGTGGCTATGAGCGCGTTGCTCGTATGTGATAAGAATACACCATAGCCCCAAAGGTGTCAAGTAGGCTCATAGGCATTTGTCCACAGGTAAAACAAAAAGCCCCCGTGGGAGGAGGGCTTCCTGCTAAATTAGAAAGAACTATTGATATTATATTATAGGGGAGGTATAATTTCAATGCTCGAAGATGTACATACCGATTGCACTCCCGTAAGGGGGTGTTTTCGTTATCCACAGGTGAGTTGATTGATAGGATAATTGGTGGTATTATTTTTAGGCATAAAGCGTTTAATTAAAAAGAACCAAGAACTTCTATGAACATCAATTTAATAAAAGAAGGCTGGGTCGAGTGTTGGTCGCAAGACCGAGGGAATAGAAGCCCTTTGGTACACTCGGCTCAGCTTTTTTGTATTAAATGAAATATATGAATGAGTTAATGCCAATTAGTTCTGAATACTTTGAGCTTACACCTACATCGCTCAAGATTTCAGAAGACATTACTGAAGAAGCGAAGAAAAAACTTGATGACCATTTCCAACAAATTCTTTTCTTTCTTGGTAGAAACAATACGAAAGAAATGGAAACAAGAACAGAAATGCCTGTTAAAGATATTTTGAAAGTATGCAGGAGTGCAATAGCAAAAAAGAAAGAACCACGGTTTAAAAGCAGAAAAACAGAAAATAAAAGAACTTAAACCACTTTTGAACCTTAAGTAATTTTACCTACGTAGGTAAAATTGATAATCATCTTATGAATTTATTATCTTTTCCCAGCCAAATTAAAATAAATGCTTCTACTTTGTCTCTTCCTGAAAAACTTTCTTTTGAAGAGTGGAAAAGCGTTGGTAAAAAACTTTGTCTTGCAGAAAATTCTGTGCAGTGGTGGATTGGTGATTGGTTGAATTATGGGGAAAAAAATTATGGGGAAAAATATAAAGAAGCCGTAGAAAAGACAAATAAGGAATATCGAACACTTTATAATTATAAATACATCTCATCTCAAATTAAACCCGAAGATCGCAATCTCAACATTTCTTGGTCAGGTAACGCGCTTGTCGCACCACTCGAACCACCACAGCAAAAAGAATGGCTGGACAAGGCAGAGAAGAATGATTGGAGTGTATCGGAGCTACGTAAGGCAATTCAGATTGAACACAGAAACGTCAAATCTTTGGAAGAAAGCGTACAAGGGAAATTTCCTGTTATTTACGCTGATCCACCTTGGTCATATTCCAATAGTGGTTTCAAAGGGTCGGCCGCCGAACATTACCCGACCATGACAACGGAAGACATTTGCGCTATGAACATTCCGTCAACAGAAAACGCTGTTTTGTTTTTATGGGCGACTAATCCACTTCTTGAGGACGCAATGCAGGTTGTGAAGGCATGGGGATTCGAATACAAAACAAACTTCGTTTGGGTAAAAGACAAAGCGATTCATCTTGGATTTTATTGTTTTGGTAAACACGAACTGCTTTTTGTTGCCACCAAAGGATCGATGCTTCCAAAGCAAGAAGGTATGGTCAATTCTGTTATTGAAGCTATGCGGACTGATCACTCAAGGAAGCCTGAATTGGTTTATGAGATGATCGAAACCATGTATGATGCTCCTTACTTGGAACTTTTTGCCAGAAATAAGAGAGATGGGTGGTCATCGTTTGGAAATGAATTATGAGCATCACCGGAGTTGACAAAAAAAGAAGCTATAATGGCGACTACATGAAACTTGGAAAGGAGGCCGAAAGAATTGTTATGGAATGGCTCAAACAACGCCCACAGGTTTTAGGACTCTCTGATTTTAGAGAACTGCGCGCTATACAAGAAGCTGATGTTGACATCGCTATTAAAACCCAAGATGGAACCGTTACGCTTGCGGAGATTAAGTCGGACAGACATTTAGGGGTGAGCGGAAACGTTTTGTTTGAACTTCTGCGCATAAATCACACTTGTATTGCTGAAAAAAGCTGTACACTCGGATGGTCGGCGAGAAGCCCTGCGGTTTGGTTTTTGTTTTATGCACCGTCTGTCAATAAAATATACCAGTGCCGTGTTGATGATTTTAGGGTATGCTTTCAGAACTACACCAAAGAAAAAAGGGACGGCGCAAAATTATTCTGGGTCAATACTGATTCAATTAAAAGCACGCTCAACTGCCTGATCCCGTGGGAACACTGTAAATACATCTTCACCGTCCATTCTCTTTAGCAAAAAAACGTCCCAGTATCAGTTAAGACGTTAAACTAGTCTATACATTGCTGATAACAATAACTATCTTGTACTCTTGGTGAACAGACCTAAATCCAGGCTCTGTCTCGACCCACAACCTGGTCCCTGGCTTGTCCATCAAGTAAAAAACAACAGAAGGCTTTGTACACCTTCTGCAAATCACCCCAATGATTACCGTGAGTATACCAGGGTAATGGGTCGTTGTACATAGATTTTAAATACTGTCAATAGCCCACCATTGAAAAACAAGCAGAAAGATGTATAATGGATTTATAAGAATATGAGCGAGGATTTAGCTAAACTACTGGCAGACATTGCGGAGTTCCTAGCTTCCGCCAAAGAGGGGGAATGGCTTGGGCTCGATTACAAGGGTTGTTACTTCCAGATAAAGCGGAAGTGAAACGGCTAATCAACAGCCCCCCAGACGCACCAGAATTAACGGAGAACGATTTTAATACTAAACTTGATATAATCCCTAACTATCTTTTATGCACCTAGTACAGAGCATTTTATACACGATTCTAAAACACGCTCCTTTGTCCTTTGGCGCAAAAGCCGGAGGCGATATGAAAGAGGGCGACGACATCAGAATAGATTTATTCCTAAATGAGAAAGAAGAAATGATGATAGGCGTAATCAAGTCCACCGAGATTGAGGTCAAACCAAAAAAAGCAGAGTATGGCCAAGCAGAAACAGAAGTGTGATATTTGTGGTAAGATGACAGCGCCGAAGTATGGATATGGGAAAGTAGTTTGTTCGCAGAAATGTTTTACGGAAGCAGGAAAAAATTATATTTATAATCGTCGTAAAGAGGCTTTTTAATATGAATACTGGAGCAGGAAGAAACCCCGACCTAACTGATGAATTGATTAAGGAAATCAAGGAATGTATTTTGGCTGGAAAAAATCTAAAAGACACGGCAATACATATTTTTAATAATTACTCTAATCTTAGACCCGAAGAAAAGGAAAAAGGAGTAGATAACTATATTCAAAAGATTTATAATTGGAAGAGTCAAAATTACTTAGATATTGACGACAAAATAAGGTACTGGGGACACGAAAGAAAGCTGATGTTAGCCGAAAGGAACATAGTTGAGTTTCTCGAAATGGACACAAAGAACATAATGTTAAAAGGAAAAGAGCTGGTAGAACAGACTGATACAGGATTAGTAAAGGTTAAAGCAGATATGAGTAAGTTCGTTGCCGAAACTCTTGGCAGGGATTCTTACTCTAAAAGGTCAGAGCTGACAGGTAAGGGCGGGGGCGCAATTCAGACACAAGTAATAACGGATGATGATTTCCAAAAGGTAGTTACAACTTATGCTGACACAAGAAAAGAAAGTGGCGGTGATGACACGGATATTCCAAAAGAGGATTGAGCCTTTTGCCAGTTACTTTTTTGGTCATCACTCAACAAAACCATTCGCAGGATTTCATAGAGAGTTATTTTCTGTTTTAGAAACTGGTGGGGATAAGATAGTCCGAGCCGCGCCGCGCGGTCATGCAAAATCGACGATTATAGATTTATTTTATTTAACGTGGGAAATAGTCCATAAGAAGCGCAAGTTTATTTTGTTAGTGTCCGACACTTATTCACAGGCGATTTTATTTTTAGAAGCACTAAAAGCCGAGTTTGAAGCCAACGAAAGATTAAGAGGATTTTATGGCAATCTTGTAACAGATAAGTGGGCGGAGGGTGAGATAGTCATCGGGCAGACAATGATTAAAGTTATTGGTGCAGGAATGAAAGTCAGAGGATTAAAGTTTCGTGAGAGCCGACCTGATTTGATAGTCATTGATGACCTAGAGAATGATGAGTTAGTTGAGAACCTAGCCCGACGAGAAAAACTGGAACGCTGGCTCAATGGAGCGTTGATACCGTCAATGTCAGAAAATGGTCGGGTGGTGATGATTGGTACAATTCTGCACTTCGATAGCTTGTTAATGAAAATGACAGCAGATGACCAATATACCGAATGGGATAAGAAGACTTATCGGGCAATCCAAGAAGACGGCACGGCATTATGGGCTGAACATATGGATTTAGAGAAGATTGAACAGTTAAAGCGAGAATATACCGAAAAGGGTTTATTGTCGCAGTTCTATCAAGAATACTTGAATCAACCGCTATCAGATGAAGACAGGAAGTTCAAAATGGAAAAGATCAAGTTTTATGAGGAGGCAGAGTTGGAAAAGAAACAGGTCAATACTTACATAGCGATAGACAGGGCGTATTCAATAAATAAGACGGCAGACGAAACAGGAATAGTTGTCGTAAGCGTTGATCAAGAGAATAACTGGTATGTCCGTATGGCAGAGGGGTTTAAAGGGACAGAACCAGAAGTTATAAATAAGATATTTGATTTGCAGAGTTTCTGGCACCCAGACCACATTGGAATGGAACAAAAAGCATTTGAGTTTACATTCAAACCTCACCTTGATGACGAGATGAGACGAAGACAGCAATACTTCTTAATCACCGAGCTTAAAGATAACGGAGTTTCAAAAATTAGACGCATAGAAGGGTTAGTACCGAGATTTGAAACAGGGACAATTTATCTCAAAAGAGACCAAACAAAACTGATTGAACAGCTAACTACATTTCCTCGTGGCGTGAAAGATGATATAATTGACGCACTAGCATACATTTTAGAGTTTGCTCAATCAGCATTCCAAGAACAAAAAAAGAAAAAGATTAATGTTAAATTAACTAAGTGGGGGTAAATATGTTGCCAAAAAACAAAGCCGACGAGCTAACAAAAATAGCTTGTGAACAACTTGAAAAAGGTCTAGACGCAAAAAAACAGCGAATGGAAACTATCCGTGAAATGGAAGACCTTTATAATAATAAAATAATGGAGGTCGAGAGTGATATAACTAATATCCCTTTCCCATTTTTAGCCAGTCATTTGGATTTGTTATATTCAAAGATAGACAATCCGCCGACGCTTCAATTCAAAATCCCTAACAGGAAAATATTATCCGAAAAGGTACACGGGGCGTGGACGCAAGAGATGTCTTCAACAAAGGCAGGTTGGAGACGCAAGGACAGAACAGAAAAGAAACAGGCGCTATTGTCTGGTCGTGGCGTAGCCAAAGTTTACGCTTCGTCAGTAGATAATCGGTATCAATCGCATTATGATGTGGTTGATATTTATTCTTTTGTGGCCGACCCGACAAGAGGATTTTTAGAAGACGGAAATTATCACGGGGAGGTGGATATTTTCAAGACTTATACCTCAATGCAGAACCGAGCCAAGGTAGGAGTTTATGATAAGGGGCAGGTTGCGTTATTACAGAACCGCAAGGACACCCTACAAGAGGGCAGCAGTGCCGTGGTGCAGAATAAATTAAACCGTTTAAAAGCGTTGGGAGTAGACATTGAGGGTACATCATTCGTTGGGCAGAAAGGAGTCAATCTGACAGAGTGGATAATGAAATCAGATGATGAATGGTTTTATTTATTATTCGATCCGATTGCTCAAATCTGGGTACGAGCCGATGAGCTTGGCAATGTTTTCAAAAACAAAAAGACTCCTTTCGTTTCCTGGGCTACCCATTATGATGAGTATGCCTTTTGGACGAAAGGTAACGCTGATGATTTTTATCCAGTAGCCGAAGCAATGAGGTTATTACTTAACAACGCTCTTGAGAACGAAAAACGCCGAACCAGACCAATGAGAATTGTTGATAGCGCCGCCTTGGTGGATATTAACGAATTACAAGACTATGTGCCTGATAATGTCATTCTGCGGAACGCAGGCAAAGACCCGAATATCATCACGGTTGAAACTCCTGAAATAACAGGGACAATCAATCTTGTTAATTACTTTGACACGATGATTCAAAACAAGTCGGGAGTCGCAGAAACAGGCGTTACCGAGACCGACGCAAAGGTTGGAGTGTTTTATGGGAAGTTACAACAGGAAGCTGACCGAATCGGTACAATCAACAAGGAATATTCAGAAAGCTACGCACATAAGGGTTACAGGTTCTTCTGGGGATTAAAGGAACATTTAACCAAACCAAAACAGATTGAAATGTTAGGCAAGACAGGAATTAAACTCGCAGAACTCGACCAAATGGATTTCAAAGATGTTGATGATGTCGATGATGTTATTGTGTCGGGAGGCTCAAAGGATGACGAGTTGACCGAGGTTGAGAACCAGAGGAAGTTAAAAACATTGACAGAGCTTTCAGCCGCTTATCCGGACAGATTAAATCCTGATTGGGTTATTCGTTCTGGATTAAAGATAGCCGGCTGGGAGGAAGACGATGTCGCCCAAGCATTAGACGCTGAAATGTCATTGAACCGAGAAAGTATGGAGGAGGCAGATCAAGCTATCCAGTCAATTCTGTTGAATCCCGAACAATTACCTGACCTCAATATGGCGGCAGATAACGCCTTTGCTCAAAGAATGTTGGATTATGTCCGAGAAAATCTAAACTATATTCAGTTAGATAAAAACGGACAAGAGAAAGGAATTGATAAAAAAGCCAAACGGCAGTCAGACCAAATACTCCGTTACATTGCCTCACACCAAAAGATTATTCTTCAGAATATGGCACGCAAGGCAAAACAGGAGAGTATCAAACAAATGGGGTTGCAGGCAGGTATAGAACAACCACAGGGGGCGGAACAGCCTATTGATATCCCACAAAAAAGTCAGACAGAACAGAGAGCGTCTATGGCACAACCTTTTGAGAAGCCGTCAGGCACACCACAGGGGACAGCCCAGCGTTCACAAAAAATATCTAAGTCGGTAAGACCGTAGTATGGATTTCCAAACAGCGAAAGAAAAATACCCACATAAAGAAAAGCGATTAACCGAAATGGAAAAGAAAGCTAAAATCGCTACAATTTTGTTAGACCTCAAAAATCATCAGGGTATCCAAAAGCTGGAAGAAGAATTGGAATCAATGATTGACGGAATAAATGTTAAACTCCTGTACAATGTACCAATGACAGAAATCGAAAGGGAAAAACTAATGGTACAAAAAGCGTGTTGGCTATGGTTCATCAATCAATTTCCAAACGCTAAACAGACTTTAAGTAACATTGAGAATAAACTAAAACAATATGACTAAACAAGAGTATCAAGTGAAATTAGATGAAATAGGAATCGCCTATGACAAGCGGTGGGGAGAGCCGAGATTAAAAGCTATCTACGAGGATAATGTCAGACCACAGTACTCCGAGGAAGCAATCAAGAACATTGAAGCGAAAGTATCAGGGCAACACGATAAACCGATAGAAAATGTTTTGAAAATAACATCAAGACCCGACGGCGAGGCGGTAACTAAATCCGGAATCGTTATACCACAGGAAGTCCTCGCTAAAATCCCTCCTACCAAGTGGACATACAGAGCTGAATGTTCCGGTGATGTATGCTTGATTAAAAGAATGATGTATAATGGTCGTGAAGAAGAAGTCCGCACTTACTCGCAAGCATTACAAGGTAATGGATTTGAAGAGTTAGCGGAACAGTTCGTTAAAAAAAATAACAGATAGTTATCAAATACAGCGACACCTTTGTTGGTAAAGTACTAGCCAATAAGGGGGGTTTTCGTCGCTGTCCCCCCCCTTTTGACTAGAACCGTGCCAGCAATGGACGGTTCTTTTATGTCGTGGAAGCGACTCACAAACCTTTTGTCCGTCGGAAGCGGACGCAAATAATTAACCGTTGCAGTCAAGCAACTAAATCAATCTATGACCAAAGAAGTCAAGTCCGACGAGAAGGACGAAAAAATCTCGGTAGATGAAACTACTGAAAACGAAAGCGAAGAAGTCGAAGATGAGGAAGTCGATGAGGAATCGCAAGAGACCGAAGGTGAAGAATCAGAAGATTCTAAACCAGAGGAAAAGGAAAAGGTAGAACGACCCGAATATACAATGCCAGTATCTAAAGCACAGGACGAAAAACGCCGTGCCGTGGAAAAGGCAAAGGAAGAAGCGAAGCAAGAGGCAGAAGCCGAAATGGATCGCTTACGGGCAGAATATGAAGCTAAATTAACTTCACAATCAGGTGATGACAGTTATGTCAAAGAGCTTGAAAAAGTCGCAACAGAACATGGGCTAGAGCCCAAGGCGGCGGAAGCGTTGCTAAATGTATTCAAAAAATCTATCAAACTTCCTGACACATCAAAGTACGATAAGATTCTCAAAGAACAAGAGGAAGCACAGCATAGAGCTAAAACTTCATCAGAGTTCGATGAGAAAGTACTACCCTTAATTCAGAAAGACTACCCGTCCGTAACTGTTGAACATATCCAAAAAGTGAAAGACGAGATAATAAATCTCGCTCACTCAAAAGGATATAACACTTACCAGTTGGAGGATATTTATACAGTCAGAAAAAATGACTTCGTATTCAAAAGCGGGTTTTCAGCCGAGGGAGCTGGTGGACATAGTAACGAGTTGGTCAGCTTTGAAAAGATGACCGATAAGGAAGAACACGAGCTTTCAGAGCGAGACCCAGAAGGATACAAAAAATATCTAACGCATATGCGTTCAAAAGGTAGTCGCTATCTTGATTGATAGTTTACTAAACTAATTTGTGGCTAATACACACGTGTTTGAAACAAAGATGTCTGACCGAATGCAGGTTACTAGATATAGTACACCTGTTTATGCGGCGCAGGCATCTTTTGAAGAAAGACCTAAATTGACACGAGGGCAGTCAGTAACACGCCCTTATCTTGGAAGATTCTATGAACAGACCTACACCCGTGGGACTGATATGAGTATTCCTAATTACACAGAGACCAATGAGACTCTAACAGTACAGACCGCTAAAGCTACTCCATTTGCTATTGATGATTTGGACGCTGTTCAATCTAACTTTGCTCTAATGGATGAGTATTCAGGTAAAGCAATGCGAGCCTTGAATAAAGCCGTTGATGCTGATTATCTTGGTGAGGTAGCTAACGCTTCTTCATACATTGACGCTGGCGATGTCGGCGGTTCTGCTGGTTCAGGTATCACTCTTGATACATCTAACGTCTTGCAAGTTTACGCAGCCGCTCAACGCAAGCTGGGTATCAATGATATTGATATTACAGGAGCAATCGACCCACGAGCCGATGTCGGCAATATGAAGCCAATGGGAGGCGCTGGATTCGCAAACTGCAATCCGTACTTCTATGAGAAGTTATCTTTGTCCCTATCAGGACGAGAAACTTCAGACGGTGATTTGGTAGGAAAGAACGGTTACAAGAGTTCTTACTTCTCATTCGATAACTATGTTTCGACTAACGGTTATTGGACCGGTACTCTTACAATCGCTACTCAACCGACTGACGGAGATACGGTTGTTGTAAATGGTGTTACATTTACATTTAAGACAACTCTTGGCTCAACCGCAGGTAATATCTTGATTGGTGCTGACGATGACGCAGCTAGAGCAAACTTCGCTACATTGTTTAACACCCCTGGAACAACAACTGCTACAGGTGTTGCTCTTTCAGCCGCTGATCAGAACCTTATCAAACGAATGTCTGTAACATCTACTGATTCAGTAAATACACTCACATTCGTAGCCGAGGGTTATGGATATGTTGTAACAAGCGAAACATTAACGGCAGTTGCCGATATTTGGTCGTTGGAAACATCTCACCAAATGTTTGGACAAAAAGGTGCTGTTGATATGGTATTGGCAGTCAGACCAAAAGTTAAGGTATCTGATATTCCTCTACAACTTGGTAACTATGTAAAACCTCACGTTTTGTATGGTCTAAAAACCTTTGTTGAGGGTGCAGACGCTTTAGTCGATGTTCGAGTTGATAGTTCAACTTGGGCGTAGCTAATTAACGGTAAGGGGGAGCATAATAACTCCCCTCTCTCCGCTTCGGCGGATAAAGAGACAATTTATGGCAAAACAATTTAATAGAGATATAAATCTTGCAGGAGGCTCACGCCTCATCAAAGACGGAACAGTGATTATTGACGCAGACGGAAACATCGACGCTCCAGTAACCACTACTGATGCTACATTCTCTGGGGACACCACTATTGGTGATACCTCGGCGGATACCAACACTGTTAACGCTACATCGGTATTCAGTGCTCCTATTACGGTTGGAGTCAATGACACCGGACACGATGTTAAGTTCTTCGGTGCCACGGCTGGTAAATACTGGCTTTGGGACGAGAGCGCTGACTCAATGATTGTTCAAGGTAGTTCTGCTTTTTCTGGTGCTATTGATGTCGGAGTCGATGGTTCAGGATATGATGTCAAATTATATTCTGCGACAGCTTCAAACTACTGGCTTTGGGATGAAAGTGATGACAAAGTTGTCCAAACTTTTGTCAGTGCTTCAACTTCTACTGTCGAGCCTTACACAATTACTTCTACTCTTTCGGGTGTAGGAGTAACTGGTGGTCGATTCAAGCACGCATTGACTATCAATGCGGCCGCTGGTTCTTATACCAACGCAATTAAAGGTGATGTAACCTATGGTGCGTCAGGAAGTACAAGCGGACTTGGTTCGGCCGTTCTTGCTGAAATGACATTGAGTGCTGGTACTTCAACAGGTACTTATGCTCCTTTTGAGGCAGAACTTAATGTCCCAACAGGTGCTTCGTTAGGTACAGCTACTTCTTTGATGTATTTAAGTGTTAATGGTGCTGATAAAGCAACATTTGATACTTCGGGTTATCTATTCTCAATCAATGGACTATCCGTTGCTTCGGGTAAAGTATTCCAAGTAAACACAGCCGCCGCCGCTACTCACGCATTGCGTATAGATATCGGAGGCATTGATTACTTTATTATGCTTACCGATACAGGTGCTTAGTTCGTTCTTATGTGGGAGCTTCGGCTCTCACTAAGAGCTAATTAAATAATCACATTTTATGCTGACAGCACAACAAAAAGTCCTTCTACATGAACAGTTTTTTACCACTAATCAAATGGGGCAAAAGGTACAAAAGAGTTTCGGTTTAGAGTCTTTACAAGAAGCCTCATCTGTTTTCAAAAAACTATTGCAAGATGTCGAAGAATTAAAAGAGGGTGATAATATCGTAGGTTTTCAATTCAAAGATTCAGAAGTCGAGTTTACCGCCGATGAAACAGTATTCATCAGAAAACTATTAGAGGGCATCAAGGAAGCGACACCTAACCATTACGAAGTACTTTTAGCCCTAAAGGAAATGTTTAAGAAATAAATATGACAGGTGCAGAGATAGTAGCTAAGTTCGAGAGTATGGTGGACGACGACCTCGGCTCTACTTTTGTTTATCAGTTGCTTAATGACGCAAAAGATGAAGTCGAAGCGATGAACGCTTGGGAGATATTAAAAGACGAACAAGCCTATACAGTTTCGTCAGGATATAGTTATTCCTCGGCTCTTGGTTCTTTACCTGATGATTTCGCAATGGATATAAGAATGGTAGAAGATTCGTCAAACATAGACCTAGCCAAAGTTTCGTTTGACGATCGCTACGGGAAAGTCAATCACCCATTTGGTTACTTCTTGGATTTAGCCAATGACAATATTCATCTATCTGGTAGCAATCATTCCGCCAAGACTGTCTATTTGTACTACATCAAGACTTCAACTGATTTAACTTCGAGTGATACTTGGTCATTCCCATCGAGATTCCATTCAGTCTTGCCGTTGAAAATGGCAGAATTATATTACCTATCCGACGCAGGTGAAAAAGCTCGTTCATATAATCAAGAATGGGCGATACAGTTTGAAAGAAAGTTATTACAGATGTACCAATGGAACGATAGTATAAAAATAAATAACAGACGCTCACGCACAAGCAACTGGGAAAATCCAAAAGGACTTAATGTATGAAAGAGTTCCGCCTACGCAATTTTAACAAGGGCACGATAACCGCTATTGAGGCGGAATCAATCCCCGAAGAAGCAAGCTCTGGCTCGCTTAATTGGCTTACCAAAGGCGATAAAATAGAATTGTCGGGCGGTTATTCTTTAATTGGAACAGAAGTAGCAGGGGCAGGACGAATCACTGGACTTGAAATGTTAGAAAAGGTAGACGGCACATTGTTACCAGTCAGAACACGGGGCAAAATGATAGAGTACTACACGAATGACTGGAACGAGGCAGGTACTAATCTTTTGGGAGATGATGCCGACGGCGAGGATACGACAATTACAGCCTATACTTCGTTGGCAGGTTATCAAGGGTGGATTTCAAGCCCGAATAGTGGGCTTTATAAAATGATGTTAGCCAATCCCGAAAGTACAGAAAACCTGTATGTTGAGGGTACTAATTTCAGAGGTTACATAACAGCTAGTGAGGGTCGGTTGCTACTCTGGAATGACAGTAACTATTTGTACGGCTCATCGAAAGATGTTCAAAACTCGACTGTTTACACTTCGGTTTCCGCCGAGGCTGTCGGGGCGTTAGGTTCGACTAATTACACAGGCACGCTTGCCTCTTTAACAGGATACAGAACAGGATTTAATGTCGTATTTACCGACGGGACTTTAATCGTTACCGACGACAAGAATGGCAACCTAATCGGTGATGTCGATCCAGCAGGTACCAATACAGTTAATTACACCACAGGGGTTTTCAATGTTACTTTTAGCGGAACAACCACGGGGGCAGTAACAGTAAATTATGATTATGAGGACAGCACAGTCAATGGATTGGCGGACTTCGGATTCACCTCGCCTACTCGGTCAGCGAATGAGGGCTTTTTCGTTTCACAGCCTACGGGGGGAGATATAATTAGTGTTGAACCTTTTGAGGGCGATTATTATTGCCTCCACAAGAGCAACGCTTGGTTATTTTCGATTGATGCCGCCGACACTACGGTTACAAATCAGATATACAGACGGGATATTGGTATGCCTTTCTTGAGGGCGGCGGCGGCGACTGACAAGGGTATTTATTACATTGATATGAGCAACGAATCTGAACCGAGATTCAAGCTCATTACGACCAATCAAGTAGGGGATAGAATAGATACTGTTACCGTGTCCCTTAATTTTGATATGACCAACTATAAGTTTGACACAGCCGTCGCTTATCGTTGGGGGGATTATCTCTTACTGGCTTGCTCGACCAGTGATTATGACTTTAACAATCGAGTGATTGCTTTCAATACAGTTTGGGAGAGTTTTGATGTTTTGGATTATAGAGTTTCAGTAATGCGAGATAAAGACGGCGTGCTCTGGGCTGGGGACAGTATCGCCAATAATACTAATAGGATTTTTTACACCTATTCAGCAGGTGGCGGGGTGATAACTAACTATTGGGAGGGCAGGCTCACGCAATTACAGGTTGATGAGATTAAAAAGTTCAAGAGATTAACAATTAAGGGTGAAATACAATCAGCGCAAACATTGGAAGTCTATTTAGCTTTTGACGGCGGAGATTACACCCTAGTCGGTGAGATTGACGGTACTGGTGATGAAGTAGACACAGATGACCCAGCCACGATTGGTTCAGCTTATGTTGGCTCGGAAGAAATAGGTGGCACAACAGATACTGTCGGCGTTGAGGCGTTTCCTTATGTGAAAGAGTTTTCACGCTCCGAGATTGACTGTCCAAAGTTTGATGAAGTGAAAATCAAGTTTATAGCAACAGGAGTGGGGTATGTCAGCGTCTCGGAAGTCAATTATTTTGATATTAAAACATACGGACAAAAGAATGTCCGAAAATATAGATATAACTACTAAATATGGCAACAGTAACAATCCCTAAAGTAATGGCGAACTTTACCACCTCCTTGGCGGCAAAGATTTTAAGCTCGGATTCGAGTTTGACCATTGCTAGAAGTACAGACGACGACGGCACAACATTATCCGGTCTTTATTCAGTAACAATCGACGAGGGTACATCAGCCGAGGAACATATGCAGGTTACTTTTTCGGGTGTAACAGGGACAATCACTCGCCGAGGACTTTCACGGGTGGACGGCTGGACAGAACAGGCGGCGAATAAGTTTGATCACGAAAACGGGGCGGTTGTGAAAATTACAAACTTCTCGTTGGTTAATTTACAAAGACTCTTAAAAGGAACAGACACTTTTGAGGGCGTTACTTGGGCAGGAATTACACAGGCGACAATCGGCGGAATGGTAATGTCATCGGCTGGGATCACAACCTGTCCTGCAATTTCAGGTCTTTCAACTCCTACATCTGGCGAAACAACAAAGGCGGCGAATGTAGCTTATGTTAATGCTTCGGTGGCGGCAGGAGTTAATGACGCTTCCGTTACAGTAAAAGGTATTGTAGAAATTGGGACACAAACAGAAGTCAATGAGGGAGATGACGCTGGGGCGACGACAGCTCCGACGGTAGTTATCCCGTCAACTCACTTAGGGACTTGGGATTTATTGGTAACGACAGACTACACCTACGGCGATACAATCGCAGCTAAAAGCATACTCTACCTAGACTTAACCACAGCTAAATGGGAATTAGCTTTAGCAACAGCAGAAACAACCGCTACGGGAGCATTGGGAATTGCCATTGATTCAGGAGTAGATACTGACACAGGAAAACGAGTACAAATCGGTGGTGTGGTTACAGGTCTTACTGGATTGACAGCAGGTTACCAGTATCTGACAGACGCAGGCGGATTAAGTACCACCGCAGGAACATTTAGACGAATGGTCGGCTATGCTCCCAATACTACTACCTTAATAATGCTTCCAAGCACACCGCCTCTGACATTAGAGGGTGCTAATAGTTCGGCTACTTTAGCTAACTTTAACGAGGCAATGACTTTAATTGCCAATACTGATATCACAGGGGCACAGCTTGAAACATTAAGCGACGGGAGTAACGCTGATGCGTTGCACGTTCACGATTCATTATTTGAAAAGAGTCCAACCGCAGGTATTCTAAAAACAAATATAAATATCTCTGACGGATTTAATACGGGTACAGCAGACCATACCAATCGCATTATATTCACGATGATTGGCACGACTAAAGAATTGTATAATAGCGTAGGATTTGTTCAATTAGAGGGGAGCAATACTGGTTCGGGAGTAACAATAACGACGGCGGTTCAGCCATTCGATGTGATTACTTGGGATAAAGATTGGACAATGGAATTACAGGCTTATCTTACTGCTACTGGTAGTCCAAATATGGATGCTTTCATTGGTTTCGGTAGCGATACTTGCTCAACAGGTGGGATTGATGCTGATGCTACATCTACGGACAGGCACATAGGATTTTATTGGCAAGACGGTACTTGCTATGCTTCAAATGCCGACGGGACAACTCAAACTAAAACGGATATCTCGGCTAGTTTCACATATACTGTATGGAATACATACAAAATTGTGAATGACGCTGGTACTAATATCAAGTTTTATGTTAACAATGTTTTATTAGCCACACATACGACAAACCTCCCTTCAGGAAATAATGCTGGTGGAGGGTTAGCTATTGGTATAGTTAATCAATATACTGGAGTCGCAAAATCAATGTATGTGCAAAACCCATTCCCATTCCAAATTGACTTAAACTAATATGGCAAAAACATACACAAGAGATTATGAAGCAGAGCAGAAAGCCCTCGCAGACGCTCTCAAAAGCCAATCAGAGGGCGGAGCGAATGTAGGCATAAGCACATCAACAAAAGATGTTGCTACGCTTCCTGACGCAACACGCAAGTTAATACAAGAACAGGTCAATATGCGTGTGTACGGTACAGGTGCTCCGACATTTGAATCGGCGACGACGGCAACACCAGCGACTACACCGACTGCAACGCCGACGGAAACGCCAACGACGGAAACAACATCAGTAGAACGCCCAGTTTATAAAACTTATTACGACCCCTTGACAGATACTACTTATAGTGCTGACGAGTATCTTAACAATCTTGAAAAGCCGTCAGAACAGGATATAAGAGACCAAGTGCTGGCTCAATATCAAGCTATTATCGACGCAACGGATAGTATTTATCAATCGGAGGTATCAAGATTGACAACCGAGGGACAGGAAAGATTAGCGCAAACAAGCTCAATCGCCGTGAGTGCAGGTTTAGCAGGTTCGCCATTCCAACAGACAATGGAAACAGGGACAGAGAGTTACAACACTCAAGTTTTGCAGGCAAGACAGGCGGAAAGAGCGGCGGAAATTGCCTCAATTATGGCGACAGCCGAAGGTAGGGCAACGGAACAATATGAAAGTACAATGAATACCTACCAAGAAGAAAGGGCGTTTTATACTTCTGAACGAGATAAAGAAGTCGCTCAAGCAGAAGCTAAAACC